ACACCAGTAGCTGTTGCAGTAGCGTCTTTATCAAGAGTAATGCGACTGTTAGACGTATCAATATTAACAATCTTGGCTCCTGTAGGAATACCACTGCCACTACCACCTGCCCCTATCAACAAATCTGTACTGAAGTTGCCAGAAGCTATAACAGCAGAGTTCTTAGAAGAGGTATCAGTCCGACTGATTATTCTACTATCATCAACCACCATCAAAATAAACCGCTCATCAGTGCTGCGGTTGTAGGTAAACACCCAAGCTTCGTTCCATTTCAACGGAGCCGTCAGGGTGTTACCACCTTTATTTTGTGTGAGCGTGTCAATACGCTTGAGAGGCACAGAACCCAAACGTTTCTTTAGTCCTTCAACCAAATCGCAATTAGCGTTCTCAAGAACTTTTGCAAAACCTGGCAGGACAAAACTGTCAGCCTGTTGGTTTACGCCTTTGTTAAGTGGACCAATAATTTGGCTATAAAGTTCTTTCGACATTAGCGGTTCAAGATGTCAGGACCAAAGTTAGTAATAACGCGGCCACCGTACATGTCATCCGGACCGCTAATAAAGTTATAATTTTGCGCCATGTCTTCAGTACGCTTAAGAATTTGAAGAGCGTTAGCTTCGTCTTCCTGAGTGTAAGACTCAATACTAGATGAGGTTACAGCACGGTTAGAAAAGATCCGACCAGCACGGATCATGATGTAACGACGACCAGTTTCAGGAATACTGTCCCACACTAGTTCTTCTACAAGTTCAGCAACAAGATCGCTGTTGTTGCCAGTCATTACAACACCAAGACTAGTGCGAAGGTCGTAGGTATTTTTGATTCGATCGTACAACCTCAATCCACGGAGTACAAAACGTTGCGTTGGATAAGAGAGTGGGTTAAACCGTAAAGCAAGAGTGTTTCCAGGTAGTTGGGACTGACCAGTAGTAGCGTCCAAAGGAATGGAGTCATAGAGCATTGTGTTCCAAGACCAGCCTGCACCTTGAACTTCTCGGCTAATTTCATCCAAGGTTCGCTCTGCCAGACTAGCGTCACCAGTCAAGGGTGGGTTTAGGGAGTTAATAGGAGCCTCACCAATAATGGAGAGAAGCGTATTAACTGCATTTAATTTAGATGTCGCCATTAAAAAAGGGGGAACATTTCTGCTTCCCCCATTGTATTGGTAATTAGTAAGAAGTAATTATCAATAGGGATTGCCGTCGTGCAGCAAGCTGACGCAGCACTCAGGACGCAGGATGCCGTGACCCACAGCGTAGGAGGCAACCATCATGGTGGACTGAGTCATTGCCTTGTACTCGTTGCCGGTCATTTGCATGGACACGTCCTTCAGAGAAACGGTACCCACGGCTTCCTTGGTGAAGCACAGACCAAAACAGTTGGCAATAGAGCTGGTGTTACCCTGCTCGTCCTGGTAGTAGTCGTTACGACCAGCAGCGGCCTGACCATCGGAACCGTCGCGGCCGTTGGTGTAGTTAGGACGCTCACCACGGGTGGTGGCGGACTGGTTGTTCAGACCAACGTAGGACTGACCAGAGGTGTAGGCGTTGAGGCCGAGGTGGTTGGAGGTGGTCAGGCGGAAGCCTGCAACCTGTGCCACGCGGTTCTCACCAAAGCTACCGTTGGAGCCAGTGCCACCGTTGAAGTCAACGTTGATGGCGCGGTCCGAAGCCAGCACATCGTAGTAAGCACCAGGAGACAAAACGCAAACACGTCCTTCTTTAGGAGTGTCTTTCTCGTCCAGGGACTGGCAAGCCTTGAACAGGTTTTCAACGATCAGGTCGCCGCGAGCATTGCGGTTAGCAGCACCGTTAAGGTCAATGCCGGTGTAGGAAGTACCACCAGGCAAAGCGTTGAGAACGAACAGACGCTCACCAACAGTAAAGGCTGCGTTAGAGCCAGTACCGATGGCAGAGATTGGGCTGATACCGAAGGTGGCAGCACCGTTGCTAGGAGCAGTAGTGATAACGGCGTATGCACCGGAATCTTCGCCGTAGATAACCTCACCAACAGCAAAGAAGCTAAGTTCCGCAGTTGCGAAGTTAGCACTCATGGTAATGGTGGTACCAGACACAGAAGCAAAAGTACCGCCTGCAAGCTGGAACCGCTTGGAATCCCAGTCCTTAACGCGACCGTCAGATTCAGAAGCAGTCAGCAGGGTGCGAGCAAGACGCTGGTCATAGGCCCTGGCAAGAGCACGCCCTAATTCTGTTGAATAGATGCTTCTAACATCCCAATGAAGCTTGGCCTCATCAAGGTCGTAGATGCTAGCGTCGGCAATTAACAGATCATCGATGGTGATGATCTTTTCGCCAATCATTCCTTTGTTGCCCTGACCAGTGATCCAGTCACCAGGACGATGGTAGCGACTTGAGAAACGTCCTGTTACGGGAAAGCTTGCACTTTTGCCAGAAGAGATGGCACGTTTCATGGTCAGATCTTTGAAGATCGTCTCACGGTTAAAGGTGGTCAGAACTTCGCCTGAAAAAATTTTCAGGAAGTTAGCGTTTTCACGCTCGTAATTACCGGAGGCAGAACCAGCGTTGTATTGAACGCTGTTAATACTACCCAACCGGCCGAGAGATGCAAAATCAGGCATTTCTAAGTTTGGTTGAAAAGTTACTGCGCGTTCGCTTGACTGTTGTTATCGCCTCAGCGGCAACAATGTTACGTTCGCTATTTAAATATTAACCCCTAGGACCAAGAACGTCGCTACGAACTAGCTTGTCTTGTACATCTTGGGTGTAAGCACTGTCCTTTAGATAACGAGGATCGTTCATTGCGTCCATAACTTCTGAAGTTGAACGGAACACATCGTTGCTGTTGGCAGACAATTTACCACCAAGCAACTGAGGTTCAGAACCTGAGTTCTCTGCATAGGCGTAGTACAGAGATTGCAAAGCGTTACGAGCTCGGTAGTAGTCACCGCTATTTACTTCACGGTTATACGCTTCAAGCTCAGCTTCATCTAGGTTTTCCCGAGCCCACTGCTGAGCACCTTCAAAGTTCTCAGAACCTCCGATGCTTTCAACAATAGTTTGCTCTTGTTCATCTGAAAGAGCCTGGGCTTCTTGATCCTGTTCGTCAGTTTCTTCGGCAGACTCTTCTTCAACCTGTTCACCAGAACCAAGCTTCTTTTCCAGCTCCTGGTAGGCCTTGAGAAGTTCATCAGGACTGCGGAACTTACCACCGATAAGGTCTTCATCTGGTTGTTGTTCCTGCTGCTGCTGGTTTTCTGCTTCCAGCGTTTGAAGATCTTGCTCGTTGTACGGCCCAGTTTCCTGCGAAAGAACGCCATCAGCTACAACTTCCATAATCAACCAATACGAACGCTGAGGTCAGGATACACAGAGACGGGTCGTTTTTGACGAATCGCCTTTACGTATTGTTCGTAAACGTCAGGTTTCTCTTTCTTTAGTTGTTCAATGCGAAGTTGCAGCTCAGTCTTAGGCTCTTCTTTAGGAGCCGGGGCTGGCTTCTTGCTCGGTCCGGATTGAGTCATTTTCAGCTTTGACAAGTGCGGCTTGCTTAGCAGGATCATTGTTAGGATCCTGTGCAGCCATTTGTTGCTGCATCATCATAGCTTGTTGTTGCTCTTCCATTGCAAGTTGCTCTTCAGACTTAATCAGTTTGTAAGTATCAAGTCCATCAGCAGCAGCAAGACGAGTAATAAGTTCTCGGTTGTTTACGAAACGAGACATAGTTTCAGGACCCACAGTTTGTGCCAGGGTTTGCAAGAACTCAATCAGTTTTGCTTTGTCGTTACCACGACCTAGAGCATCAAGACCTGTAGTGATCTGTGGTTTAACAACGTCCTTAGGTAATTTTGGAAGGCGTTTCTGACGCTCCATAAGAGCCATCTTGCGTTTAACCAGGGGGAGCTGCAGCTCAACAGAGAGCACGGAGTACACACCACCCAAACCAGACTCAAGCTCCTGTGCAACCATCCGAATCTCTTCAGCAGTCACGCGGTCACGACCAGAAGTACCAGCTTGGATCGCACTGTTAAGAAGAAACGCAAAACTCAGGCGTTGTTCAATACGAGCCATGGTATTAAGAGCAACGGTCAGATCAGCTTGTTTCTGCATCTGCAGAGGAGCCACATCATTTGGATTGCCTGCCACAATTGATCCATTGGCAGCCCGAGCAAGTGCATCAGGTCTAGTAGTACCGTTTGGGTTACAAAGGAAAATGATCTTGGCTGCTGCTGCACTACCCTCAACGATTGCTTTTGACAAATACTCAAGACTCTTCAAGTCTCCTAAAAGCTCTTCACAATATCCTCGACCGTACGATTCATGAGCCACGCGGA